GCCGTAGCCGCGCCCACTGCCCGTCGCTCAACCAAAACTCGCCCGACAACGCACGCTCCCGATCAATCAGGAGGCTGAATCACATTCCCGACGCCAAGGGAATCCTGTTTATGGGTCCCGACCCTAGTCAAGCTGATCCGTGGGCAGTGTTGAACAACCCTTGGGCAACCAAGGCTGACCAACAAAAAAACCAATAAAATCAATGACTTAGGCGATGGTGGGCCCGGAGGATGTCCCATTTTGGCGCAATTTCAAGTACTTATCGCCCCGCACCAAACCAAATACCTCCATTGATTCCGCAAAGTAATTCGACGCGCGCCCCGCACCCTTAAGGCTTTCGGAACCGCTGAATTCTATCGTGCGCCAGAGGAGGAGGACCACGATGCGCAAGGCACTTTGGCCGCTTTCCTGCATGGGATTGGCAGCATGTTCCCTCGTTGTTTTGATCGAAGCGAAGGAAGCTGAGAAGCCGGTGGTTCGCGGTACGTACAAGAAGCGGGCCGCATGACATGGCAATCCAGTTCTTTCCACGCGCCGGTCAAATTCTCGTCTGTGACTTCTCCGGATTCCAAGAGCCGGAAATGTGCAAGGTCCGTCCGATCATCGTAGTATCGCCTCGTCTGCCTCACCGAAGCGAGATAGTGACCGTAGTTCCGATTAGCACCACCGCACCAAAACACGATCTACCCTTTGTGGTGAAGCTGTCGAAAAACTACCATCCAGAAGAGGCCGACGATTTCCCATGTTGGGCGAAGTGCGACATGGTGATGAACATTGGCCGGTTCCGGTTGAACGGATTCAAGATCGGGAGGCGTCGGTGGGAAACGCCGCAAGCGACGGGCGACGATTTAGAGGCTGTTAGGCAGGGTGTGATACACGGATTGGGCATGGGAGCCTTGCTCCCGAAGGGCGAATAACCTATATAGGCATCGTATCCCGGTCATCGGGCTTTAAGACCTAGGCTCTAGGCAGGCTGTTCAGCGAACGATGACAAGTTCAGAGCAGCCTAGATATTGTCACCGTCCCTTAGCCCCGCTCCGGCGGGGCTTTGTGTATCCGGCGATCTCAAACTGAGCCACTACCCGATGGTTGACTTCGCTGCGTTGGCGCGATGCTATCGATGCGTTGCGCGAACCTGGCTTAGCGGGTGACAGCGCGACGGTGACACTCCACGGACTCGATGAGCGACCCGAAGGACAGAACGCCTAAGTACCCCGCCCCCACGGCCCGCTTCATCGAGATCCGCGCCCGCATCTCGGCCGGCGGGATCGCCGGCGGCAACGAAGCGCGGCGCCTGGCGATCCGGGCCACACGCTTCATCCTCGACGACGCGCTCGCCCAGGAGCTCGCCAACCGGCTCGCCGACGAGCTGGACTATGTCGCGCTGATCGCGGCCATGAACGACGAGCCGCCGGGCCAGTCCGACGGGGCGCTGCGCGTCCTCGACGAGATCGAGGCCGCCAGCCGGCCGCAATGAACGGCTATCCGCCGCTCACCAGCCAGTCGCCCCGCGCCTTCCCGCGCAGCGCCAGGATCGAATGTGGGACGGCGCACGCGTGGTGGATGAAATCGAATCGCCGGTCCGGCCACCCGGCCGCGCGACATTCCGCGCAGTAAAAGTGCGGCCTGAGATCCGGCTCGAGACAGGAGTGATCGATTCCCAGCCGCCGGGACAGCGCCACCAGGTTCACGCGGGTCGTGCGGTTGCACTCCCGGCAGTGGACGGAAAGTTCGTCGCCAGCGGCGATCATCTCGCCGATCGTGCCGACCGAGAATGGATAGCTAATGTCGGGGATTTTGAACATGGGCCGACGATAGCGCCGGCGGCACCGTCAGGCTACGCTTGAGCCATGACCGATCCCAACCGCCTGCTGAAGCTCGAGGAGCGCCTGTCCGGCCCGTTCGAAGCCTTATGCGACCAACGGGGATATACGCCGGAGGAAGTCGCCGACGCGCTGCTGCGCCTCGCCTGCGCCCGGGTGCTGGCCGTGAAGGCACACGCTGACACGGAAGAGGAGATCCGCGAGGCAGTCAAGACTATTCACGGAATCGCGAGATCTTGAAGAAATACACGGATCTCGAACAATTGTTCCTTGAAAACCTGCGCTGCGAGCACCAGGTGGCTTCATCAGCCCCTCTTTGGAGAAGGACAGTCGATGAAGCAAAAGACCAAGACGATCATCCGGATGGGTACAATTTACGCAGAGAACGCCGGCGGAAGCATCCTCCACATCGACGATGACGTGGAGGCGGACGTCAAGGTCAAAGGCATCGTTGGGAAGGATATCGGAGAGCATGGCGTTGACATGCCGGCAGGGACGAAGTTCGTCGGCGACTTCCTTCACATTGAGAACCTACCCGGGAATGCCATCAACGTTCGGGCGATTGCTGACAGTCTAACGTCTTCGCCCAGCGCCGATCAGGTGCGCACTGATATTGCGAACCTCGAGTCCGCTCCGGAAGGCAGGAAGGAGGCCATCATCCAGGGCAGCCCATGGATGCGAGAGATCCTTGCAAAGATACCTCCGGGGGCAAGTTTCGCCGCCAACGTGGCGACCATTCTGCTGGTCGGCTGGACATTTCTGAATAGATAGCCGGCCATCGCGCTTACGCAGGAATGACAACGGCCCCGGGGCATCGCCCGAGGCCGTTGGCAATTGGTGCTGCCCGCCCCCTCAGGGCGGCGGCTTCGGGTTCAGCCAAGCCAGGGTCCCCACGATCCAGCCGGCGACGGTGACGATCGCGATGCCGATGCGGATCGCCAGTAGCCGAGCAGCCCAGCCCCTTGCGCCTTCGCGCGCAGCTTGGTGACCTCGACCGTTACCTTCTCCATGTCCTCGCCGCGCTTCAGGCTCGCGACGTTCGCCCTTAGGTGCGCTAGGCACAGGAAGAGCTCGCACTGACTAGCGGTACCCGTAACACACCATGCATCCTCTCAGCAATACCGCCCTACTGCTGAATATGATTTAATTCTCTTTCTTGAATTCGATTACTCAATCCGTTTTCTTTAATTTTACCAGCCGGAGCGATCGTTACACTTTCACCATCTCGCATTATTTCAGACAATGCATCAACAAAATCGGTATCTGTAAACATGTCCACCGCTTTCCCAGCGCCATAACGGGTCACACCTGGGCATTTCACCGGCACTACTTCCTTGCACTCCTGCGGGGGGTCAGCGCTCTTAGTCTCGCGAACACTTTCATCAGCGCTGAAGGCCGGAACTATTGCCATCGGCAGGATGAGTGCAGCAATACAATTGATTGCCCATAGTCTCCGGGTCATGCATTTATCTCCCACTATTCAGATTTGGGAAGCTTGAACGAAACCGAGCGAAACCCAAAGACCAGCGCGCGCGAGAAACGCCTGTCAAGAGATACAGAGGACCTGTTGCTTACTGACCATCTGTTTTTCTTGGGCGCAGCACCCTCGGATTCTCCGGCACCGCTCCCGCTAGATGTATTGTTCGGTGCGCCACCCCCCGTCGATTTCGCGAGATCGTCCTCCTGCGGCTCGACATCAACATCTACCGTTGCCCCATAACTATCCAGGTAAGTTCGCTTTATATTGAACTCTCTGGTCGCAAAAACCTGCGTTATAATCATTATTTCTACATCGAATACGTATTTCTCCTCGTGACTCAATCTGGCAAACGGCACTCGTGCGTATTCGAGCAACGAACGAGCCGCCTCCTCCTCACAGTACGCAGACGTGACGTTAGAAGAACAAAAATTATACAATTGACGGATAGCTTCTGTTACGCTTGCCGCATATGTCTCGACGTTGGGGATTGAGATTTCCTCGATCAGGCGGTTTGCAACCCCCCCCGCGGCATTACTTACCGCCGCATCTAGACCGACTCTGGTTGCTACCGCCACATTAGGAAACGACATCAGGTTGGCACGTAAAGGACGTTTCGTCGTAATGCCCTCCGACGTACCATCACCATCCGACAATCGAACCAGTTTTACTTGCTGTTGGAGATCAACTTTTCCCTCACTATTGAAAGCAGTATCGGCGAACACCAGATCGCCTTGGGGTTCAGGGGAACTGGAAAGCTCGTTAATGTGGGCGATCTTGATGCCGCGGCCCGTGAACACGCCCGCAGGATAGTCAGGAATCTGATCCTGTATTTCCTTCGGGGGTGTACTTATCACCAAAAATACATCGCCGACGGCAATACCTTCCTGAGGCGGATAGATCGGTTCGATTCCGAGCCTTGAGATGGCAGTGGTCCATGCCAAGGCAACACTTTCGATTGATCCCCGGTCGCGCTGCTCAAGGTAATGCCAGAAGCCGAATCCCAGCCCCGCGGCAGCCACGACAATAGCGAACGCAGGGGCGAGATAAGACAACGCAGGCGGCCTAAGGATGCCCAGCACACGCCGCAACAGCGGACTATGACGCTCTCCTTCCGCGACTCCGCCAATCGAAACCGGATTTGGACCTTCGCCAGGGGACACCTCCGGCGCCAACTCTTCGGCCTCCGCAGGCTGCTCCCCTGGCTCCTGCTGCTCGATGGTTCCTTTGCCTGGCGGTTCCGGGTTTGGATTGCCCACCTGTGAAGCCACGCGCGCCCCGTCATCTGCAGGATGGCCAGGCGAAGGCTCCGGTCGAGGAGCCGCGACCGGCAACCCGCTGTCGGGGACGCCCCCCTGGGTCACACCCTCTACAGCATTCCCCGCACTGGCAGCGTTGTCTCCAATATTTTCAGACATCGACACACTCCGGCAAAAGGCTCGCAGGCGCGCTAGCCCACCTATAACTTACACTCACAAACCTCGTTCGGAACCGACTGGTAGCTTGGTAATCACATTCTCTTTGCTATCTACGGTGATACCACATTCATAAGTAATAATGTACTTGAACTTTCGCTCATTGGCGACATATTTTTTCCCCGTTAACACGCGGAGGGTACTTATGTCATACACTGTCAAGAGCCACCTTTTGCAGCACGACGGAAAGACCTGCGAGTTTGTACAGACACCAAATGGTGGACGACCGCTTAAGCCGCTGTATCTCATTATACACTATACGGCCGGGACAACCGCAAAGAGCGCCGTCAATTGGTTTAAGCGACCGGAGGCGAAGGCATCCGCTCACTTGGTGATCGACCTTGATGGTGGAGTCACGCAGATGATGCCGTTCAACAGGGTCTGCTGGCACGCCGGAAGGAGCGAGCTCAACGGCATTGTCGGCTATAACAATTATTCCATCGGCATAGAAATCGTGAACGCTGGCCTCCTTACCAAAAGTGCAGATGGCAAATGGCGCACTTGGTACGGGAACGTTATTCCTGACAAGGACGTCGTGATAGCAACCCATAAGCATGGGGGTAATCCGAGCGGTTGGCACATATTCACGGCGGCACAGATCGATGCCGTGACGGAGATAGGGGTTGCACTCAATCAGACGTACAAGTTCATTGATGTGCTCGGGCACGAGGACGTTTCAAGGGGCCGCAAAATAGACCCAGGACCAGCGTTTCCGCTGCCAAGCGTGCGTTCGAAGATTCTCGGGCGTGGGGAGGGCCAAGGCTAAGGCTAAGGCTAACGACGTCCGTTGCTGTGAACTTGAGCAGTCTGTTCGGGGTCACAGCGGGCAAATTCTCCATCATCGCTCATCGGACAGCTGGATCAGGTAGCCACTTGAGCAAGTGACAACGGCCCCGGAGCATCGCCCGGGGCCGTTGGTGGCTGACGCGGCAGGCGTCGGTCAGGGAGGCGGCTTCGGGTTCAGCCAAGCCAGCGCCCCGACGATCCAGCCGGCGACGGTGACGACCGCGCTGGCGCCGCGAACATCTCTGTATTAACAAGCAATATGGGGCTGTCTGCAGGCGGAATGGTCGACGATCCCATCTTATTGGATCAGGCACGAGCGATAGCGGGGGGACACTTGCCGCACTTTCTACTACGCGCGACGACAACTGCAACGAGGCAAATTACGATAGAACGTAGCAGGATAGAGCATGCGGACATCGGATATTCGTCGTCTGCGGACGACATAAGCTTTGCCTACACAGCCTCTCCGAAAGTTCTGTTCTTCTTTGGATACGCATTGATCGACGGACAGTGCATCTTTAGTGCGCAGGAAGCTCAGGAAGTCGTTGGCCGAGGCCATCACCTTCAGGGATGCAACGGCTGCTACCTCGCCTTGATTGCATTCGAACACACACTGAGGATTTGCACCGACTTCACAGGATCGACACCCCTGTTCACGTGGATCGCGGGTGACGACATCATTGTTTCGACATCGTTCAAATTGTTAGCGCAACGCCTCCGCGACGAGGGCGTAGATCTAGATCTAGATACAAGTATTTGTAAACATTTCCTCGTCAGAAAGACGCCCAACGATCAACTATTCTCCGCCCGGACGCTCGTTTCGGATATTCGGTTCGTGCCGTGGGGACACCACATACTGATCCGCTTTGATACGGGATCCATTATGGAGGTGCCCAACACAATTCCAGAATCAAAGATATTTAAAGACTACAAATCAGCGGTACTAGGCGCTGCGTCAGAAATACTAACATTCATGCAACTTGCGGCCAAGATCGGGGACGTGGCCGAAATTCCTCTTACCGGTGGCCAGGATTCGCGGGTGCTGTACGCTGCAGCGCGGTACCTCGGACCAGAACAGTTCAACATCTATCCAGTCCAGAAGCCTCAGGACAACGCGGTTGCGCGCCGACTGATGGCACTTCCAGCAACCGGCGCAACCCCCACCGAAGCAACCGTATGGGGAAAGACCCCACTTTCACCGGAGGTGGCGATTGAACGCTGGGAACGTACAAACCTCGGTTTCTATAGCTTTTTGGAGATCTCGCAAACGCTACACACAAACACAGACGCCCTGAAGATTGAACTGAGAGGCGGGGGCGGCGGCGTCATGCGATCGTTCTACAAAGAAGCTGATGTTAGACACCTCTTCGACAAGGTGGACGAACAAGCCATCGGATCAACTCCAATTACGAATAAATTGGGAGTTGGGCAATTATTTTATCTGGCCTACCGGAATAGAATACATTTCGGCAGGACATTTGCCGAATTTGAGAGAATTACATGGCGATTTGATCCAATGAATACATGGCAAATGGTCAACGCCGCCAATATTTCTCCAGCCGGAAGCGCGGATTACGGCCAGTTTTATCTTGATTTAATATTGCTGTTTTATCCGCCGGCGTCTCTTGAGATTTTTGACGACAAGAAGAAGACATTCCCCAAAAAGGCTTTCATGGAGTCGGAGTTCTTCTGTAACCGCCACGAGATCCCGTCACCGGACTTGCAGGTCGGAGACGTCGACCAGTTTGTCAGGGCGTTCAGGGCGGAACCTTCCAGCCGCGTATGGCTACCCGGCAGAGAGTTTATGCAAAGAGTATCCGGCATGATTGCTGACGCGACACTGGGGTCTTTCCCAGGAAGAAAGGACAACGTCGAAACTGTTATGGAGCGGTTTTTGGATCAACCGGCGGGCATATTCTTTCCGGAATTTGGAAGAGAGGCATCTAAGTACTACGCAGTTGCGCGCCTTTCGCAGATGGGGGTCAGGGGTCGGCTCGACGTTGATTGATATGTTTCGGCCGGCGAATGAACACATCCGTCCATGCGACAACGGCCCCGGAGCATCGCCCGGGGCCGTTGCTGGCTGACGCGGCAGGCGTCGGTCAGGGAGGCGGCTTCGGGTTCAGCCAGGCCAGCGCCCCGACGATCCAGCCGGCGACGGTGACGACCGCGATGCCGACGCGGATCAGCCAGTAGCCGAGCACGCCCGCGCCTTGCGCCTTCGCGCGCAGCGTGGTGACCTCCACCGTCACCTTCTCCATGCCCTCGACCCTGTGCTTCAGGCTCGAGACGTCCGCCTCGATGTGGGTCTGCCGCATCACCAGCTTCGCCAGCTCCTCGCGGACTCCTTGCCGGTAGTCGGCCGACGCCTTGCGGTCGTCGCTGACGTCGCGCCGCAGCCCGCGCACTTCCGACGTGAGTTCGCCGAGCAGGCGGTTGATCTCGTCCATGTCACCCCAGCCAGATCAGGAAAAGCACCGGGGCGGCAATCAGCAGCGCCCAGAAGGTCACCCGCCACACGCTCACTGCCCGAGCGGCCTGCGCGCAAACCAGCGGCCGTACAGCACCGTCGCCGCGCCGACGATGGCGCCAAGCTGCGCCGTCAGCGAGTCCGGGCTAGGCGGGCTCCCGTCGAAGAAGTCGAGGCTGAGCGCGTAGGTGCCGGATACCAGCGTGATCAGCGCCCCGAGCGTCACCCGGCTCTGGTACCAGGGCTCGAGGTTCGCCTGGTTGACAACGACGGCCGCGACCTCATTGGTGACGTCCGTGGCGATCTGCGCGGCGTCGCCGATGTCGAGGCCGACGCTCTTCTCGGCCGCGCGGCTGGCAGCCTCGGCCACGACTGGGCGCAGCATCTCGATCGCCGTCTGGGTGGCGTTGCTCATGGCTCGTTTCCTTTCGGGTGTGGTTAGGAGAGAGCGGCCCAGGTCTTCGGCCCGACGATCCCGTCCGCCGTCAGCCCCCGCTGCTCCTGGAAGGCTCGGACAGCAGCAAGGGTGAGCGGGCCGAAATGTCCGTCGATCGTGAGCGTCCTGCCACGGGCGTTCAGCGCGCGCTGGAGCGCCTTCACCGCGTCGCCCCTGTCGCCGGGGTAGAGCGTCGGCATCGCGGCCGGTTTCGGCGTCGCGACTGGATCGGGAGCCGTCATCTTCAGCGCCTCGGCCCGCACCTCCGCCACCCGGTTCGACCAGCCCTTGCCGAAGGTCGGCCAGGTCTTCAGCCCCTTCAGGAAGGCGAGCCTCCGGTCGCAGAGCTCCTGGACGATCTTCGCCGGCGCGACGCCGCGCACCGCCCTGATCGTCGCCGGGCCGATCACCCCGTCCTGCGTTGTTCCGACGACCGCCTGCAGATAACGCGCCGCCCGACTGACGCCGCTGTTCACGGCGAAGTCGAACACCGCGTAGTCGACACCGTCCGGCAGTTCCGCCCCGAGCACCGCGTCCCAGTAGTGGCGCCGGTACACGGTCGCGACCTGCTCGTCGGTGATGCGCTTCACGTCCTCGACAGTGCCTTTTGGATTCACGTAGCGGCGGAACGTGCCGATCGTGACGCCCTTGTTCGTCGCCCCGCCGGGGTCGTCCGGGTGATTGACGAAGTCGCCCTCGTGCCTGAGGACGAGCTTCAACGCACGCGCGAAGTTGCGGTCCATGAAAAGCCCCTGTCGCTGTCGATGAGGAGGTGTCCTATGGGAGGGATCCGAAGGCAGCCAGTTCCCACGCGGAACCCGAATGGACGAACTCGGCCCAATCCTTCTGCGAGAGGGAGGCCAGAGGTCCTGACCCGACGTTAAGGTAATATGCGCCGCCGCCCGTGCGGGTAATGCGCAACCTGTCTCCAGCCCGAACGCCAGTTGTCCCCAGAGTCACCGTGCGGTTGGCCGTGAGGGTGCCTGTGTGGTACGTCTGATAGGGGCTGATCCCGGGCGTCAGCGTGAAATTGGCGTCTGTGTCGATAGTCTGAGACGCTATCACGGCCGAATACAGTGAAATGTGCTGCCATCCTCGATAGGCGTCATCGCGGGAGCAGCCACTTGGCAGGACCACCGCGTTGTTGGCCGACGTGTTGCTGATATCAACGCCGATCATCGAGCGCACGCGGGACAGATCCCACGCGCCGCGAACGCGCGTGCCGCATATGCTCGTGTAGGACGTCCCGCTCGTGAGCGCCCCACCGAGAACGGCAACGGTTTCTTCACCGAACAGCACGGGCGAGGTCAGAACGCCGCCCGTCAGCTCGAGTCGCGTGTTGCTGGCAAGAATGCAGCGGGTCCACTCGACGTTGTTGGCAAAGACCTGGCAGGCCGCCCCAAGCGCCTCGGCATTGAGGGCGCAGCGCGTGATGTCGCGAAGCCGCATGTGGACGGTGACGCCCATGCCCTCCAGCGTGTTCTCCGGCACATATATGCCGGCGGTCGCGGACGCGATGTTCGTCGTCGGATAGGCGCGCGACACCTTGAGGTTGTGGGTCGAGCCGACGGCCAGTGGGTTGGCCTGCATGTTCGCGTAGTCGATCGGCATCGACAGACGCCAGCCATCCGATCCGTGGATGCCGTCCACCACGACCTCAGCCGGGGCGTAAAGCCCCATAGCATCGCTCCGCACGGCAATCGCCACGGGGATGATCGCCGCGTTGCTGCCCGTGTTGTCGTCGTACCCGTTTCGGACGACGTTGCTGATGTAGATGTTCGGGCACGGCGCCTCGATCGTGTCGGGGCCGATGGGGTTGGTCGCCAAGTCGACGATGATCTCGTCGAAGTGGTCGCTGACGAGCTCGCAGTCGGCCACGATGAAATCGCCGTAGAAGTACCCTCCGTAGTCCGGCCTGGACGCAATGGCCGAGGAGTTGGTCAGCTTGGAGTTCTTGATCGAGAGCGTGCCGCCGCCCCAGCCGTACCTAATGCCGTAGTCATGGATCACGCAGCGTTCCACATAGAGATTGTGGATGCCGTTGTGCCCGTCGACGCGGTTTAGGTTGCTGCGGGTGACTCGCCAGCCGTTGACGTGGTGCGTTCCGAAGATCCCCCACCCATTGATGCCGGTGACGCGATCCGTGTCGATCTCCGCGGCATTGATCATCTGGATGACGTACGATCCATTGCTCGCGGAAGGGCGCGCCGAGGCGCGGACGTTCTCGAACGAGAGGAAGGCCGCGTCGTTGACCAGTATCAGCTTGTCGATGGTCTCGTCGGACAGCGTGTTGTCAGACGCATCGAATGCGATGTCGTAAAGGCGCGTTTCGTTGCGCTCGACCGAAATGAAGCACTGGTTGTTCACCTCGGAGGGGTCGAAGCGGAAGCCGCCCAGGGACAGCCACCCATGTTCGCTGTTTGAGCGCTTGCGGTAGTACAGTGTGGTGAAGCCGGTGATATCCCGCGAAAGCCCCTCCAGCGCCATGCCATCGCGGTCGATCGCGAACGACTGGCGATAGGTGAGCGTGCTGTTCCCTGGATTGCGCCCGGCGATCATGGGGCCGTCCCCCTCATCGCCCTGCACGTAGATGAAGCCGGGGCCGCTAAAGAAGCTCTTGGTGAGCGTCTTGGAATTGGCCAGCTTGGTGGACGCCGCATCCCCCGATATGTCGGACGTGCCGGTGATGACCGGCGTGCCCGGGTCGTACACGCGGAACATTTTCTTGACGGTGCCGTCAGCCGGCGACTCGGCAATGCCGTTCAGGGTATGGACGAAAACACCATGCGCATGGCCGGGAGTGCTGATGACGATCTGGGCATCGGCATCGATGGCGATCTCACTGATGCCAGCATAGGACCACTCTAGCCGGTACCTGTTGGCATAGTCGTGCATCTTGCGCACGGCGTCGGTCATATCGGTGACGCCGGGCTCCGCGTTGTTGCCGAACATCAGCGGATTGACCACCCGCTCATCCAGCTCCCACCAGCCGCCGTTTTCGGAATCGCTCTCCCCTTCTGCCGTCCAGCGGTCAAGGGTCCGGAGCTTGGCATCATGATCGGGCTCGGCATTCACGCGCCGATAGGACGCGCCGCCCTGCAGCGTGCTTCCATCCGTGTAGTCCGGGTCATGGAACTGGACCCGGAGGCGCTTGATGTTCTTGCGAACGCTCGACGCCTCGGCATGCGCTACGCTGAGGCGGTCCAGCCGGCCTCCGAGATCGAACACCTCAATGACGGTTCTCTTCTCGTTGTCGGATTCGGCCTCCGCCACCGGCATCTGCGTGTCGTCGGCAATGTCCTCGGCTGCTGCATCGAGGTTGTCGATGATCATCTCCGGCCCTTCGGGGCCGCGAATGTCCACAGCATCCGCGATGTCGGAGACCAGCCCGGTCGCGCCGACGTACTGGCCGGTTGCGGGCTTGGTGCCTTCGCCGCCCTGCCAGTCGACGACACGCTGCACGCGCCGCTGGCCATCGGAGACGACGCCGAAGACCGGAGCCCACCCCTTGTCGCCCTTGATCAGCCCGTTGTCTGGCCACCCGGCCGCATTCTTCGGGCCGTAGAGCTTCTTGGCATCGGTATCGACCCAGAAGTCGCCAATGCGCCCGTCCGTGATGGTCGGAGCGCGGGCGCCGGCGAGCGTCGTGCGACCGTCGACGCCCTTTTCGGGAGAGGAAAGCCTGACAGGATTGGAGAGTGCGCGCGCCATGGATCATGACTCCGGGAAGGTGATGCCGCGGGTGACGGAAAGGCTGTGCGGCCCGCTGCGCGAGCGGACGCCGGTCGTTCGGTTCTCGAAGAGGACGTCGAACTCGAAGGGCCCAGGCTCGAGCGCTTCGATCTCCTCCCAGCCGACATTGACCTCGAGCAGGCGTGCGGCCGCGTCGGAGATGATGAGCTTGCCGTTGTCGAGGTTTAGGTCGAGCAGCACGACCGCGCTGCCCGGACGCTTGACGTGGAGGAACAGGTCGTAATCGTCCAGCCGCCAGCGGTCGTCCACTGAACCGAACTCGAGAGTCGCGATCCAGTCCGTCCCGGCGGCAACCTTGAAGGTCGCCATGGTGATTTCCCTGAGGTTAGGCTTCGAGAGCTTCGATGCGGTCGGCCAGCGCCTGCAGTTGCGCGGTCAGAGAGGCGATCTGGCCCTGGAGCTGTTCGATGTTGGGAGACCAGACCACCGCGTCAGTGGCGTCGATGACCTGGATCACCTCGACGTAGGTGACGCCGGCCCCGAAGGCCCGAACGAAGGGCCGGAAGTAGATGCTTCCGGCCGGCGGCGTCGCATCCACGTCGGAGGCGGCCGCCGTGGCAAGCGTGAACACGCGCTCGACGCGGCCATCCTCGACGGTCAGGTCGAGCACGTTCGCCAGCTCGGTGGTCCCCACGCCTGTCTTGCCAGACCCGAGCCAGCGGACGCCAAGCCGCACCGCGTCGTTCGAGGGGTCCTCCGTGTCAACGGCGCGGAACACGACGAAACGGACGCGGTAAAGGTGCCCCGGCTCGATGCGCCACGCGGCCACTGGCGCCACTACGCCAGCGCCGTCTATCTTTGCCACCTTACCGTACTGCGATGTAACGACAGCACTCGAAGGTAGAGGGGAGAGGCCGCTAGGCTCTCCGTCGACCGCAGAAGTGAAGAAGCCAATCGCCTCGCCTGGCCTGTCTGCCGGTCGCGACTGCGCGAATGTCGGGCGCTTTGCATCCTCTGAGGATCTTGCCCCCGCCTCTGCGCTTATAGCCTGCGCTCGCACTGCGGCTTCCGTCGAAATGGCCGACGTTACTGCGCTGCCGTTCGCTTTGTCGTTCAGAGCAGACTGCAGCCCGCTAACCTTGGCGATAGAGAACGAGCCGTCGGGAACGGATGGCGCGCTCGCGAATGTCTTCGTGCCAGCAATCGTCTGGTTGCCGGTCAGCTTCACGACGGCACTGTCGTCGGCCTTGGCGGTCAGCGCCGACTGAAGTCCGCCCACCTTGGCAATGCTGAACGATCCGTCCGGCACGGACGGCGCGCTCGCGAATGTCTTCGTGCCGGCAATCGTCTGGTTGCCGTTCAGCTTCACGACGGCATTGTCGTCGGCCTTTAGGTCGGCTTCGCGCTTCAGGATTGCGGTGCCGCCGACGACGCGCCAGACGCCAGATCCATACGACTTAAGCACCACCGAGTAGGACTGCGGCACGACCAGGTCGCCGCCAGGTATCCGGATGCTGTCGGTATCGTTAATCAGCGTGAATCCGCCGCTGTCGTTGGCAACCAGCGTAATTTCCGCGCCGCCCGACATGGCCCCGAGAGCCGCGATGTTGCCGTTTCCGGTGATTCGGATGGTGTCGGAAGACACAGCGGACACGTCAATGCTCGACGCCGCCGCCATCGATGTCATACCGCGCAGATCGTTGACGGTTAGCCCGTCAAGCTCAGACTCCAGGGTGGCTAGGGCTGCGGCGAAAGTGGACGGGAGCGCCAGGTTGGTTGCGGCCCAGGAGCCCGATCCGGAGCCGCCCGACTTGCGGTAGATGCCGTTATTGGACGCCGTGCTGTCGTTGTAGACGACCGCAAGAGTACCGGCGCTGTGGGCCAGGTCGCCGTCCATCGCCGACTTGGTCGCGAACACCACTGCGTTGCCGATGGTCGCGCCGTTGGCGATACTCGAGAGGGCTGCGTCGATGGCGTCGAAAACCGCACGCCCGTCGGACTTCTTCGGCTTGTTCTGCCCGGACGACGGCACGCCGTCGGTAGCGTACTCGCGCAGATATGTGCGGCCGAGATTGCTGATCTGACCCATCCACTCGTCTCCAGGATTTTGATGAAGCGCTGCGGCCGCGCCACCGTCAGCTGACGGACACCGCGCCGGTCGCCACTTTCGAGCTTTCCACGCCGGATCCGTTGCGCGCAGCGAGCCAGTAGTAGTAGGTCCCCGCAGACAGCCCCGTGTTCGTGTAGGAATCGGAATTGGAGGCCGGGCCGTATTCTGTATGCACGAGCGTTGCCGTGCCGGCGTTGTTCGTGGTGTTCCGGTAGATGTTGACCGCCACGAAGTTCGGGCTGTTCGGCGACGTCCAGGACAACAGGACCTGGCCAGCGCCGCCGGTCGCCGAAACCCCGCTCACGGGAGACGGGGCCGTGGTGTCTGCGACGACGCCGACGGTTTCGACATCGCTCCAGTCGCCGACGCGGCCGGTTATGGTGACGTGGCGGACGCGCGCCTCGTAGTCCTCACCGTCCTCGAGTGGCGCTGTGCGGGCGCTCGTGGCGCCATCGGCGATGCCGATGACCTGCCACGTCTCGCCAAGCCCGACCCGGCGGTACTCGCCGGCGACCCTGAGCGCGGCGGATGGCGGCGCGTCGAACGATATGACGCCGACCGGGACAAACTGCTGCCCGACACGAATGCGGTCGACGACGAAAGTGAAATTGTCCGGAACCGGGATGGTGTCGTCGACGGCAACGGCCTCCGCCACGGGCTCGGTGCCCTCTTCCGTTGCGGCGTCCCACTCATAGGCCTCCTCGGGCATCGAGTGCACCTGGAGGGTGACACCGATCAGGTGCTGGATGCCGTCCTCGTTCTTGCGGATGTCGAACCGGAAGTCGACGATCTCGACCACCTCGTCGATGCCGAACAGATCGTACTTCAGCCGCACGAAGCGCTTCCCGAACGCGGCCAGCGCACGCAGATTGCACTGCCAGGTGCCGATCCACCGAGGGTTCGCGCGATAGGCGGCGAGCTTCATCAGGCGCCGCGCCTGGCCATGCGACGGCGCCATGTTGAAGGCCATGTCCTGGACGATTTCGCCGCGCGCGCTGACGTCATCCTCGTCGCGCCAGGGATCGGCGTCAGTTGCCTGGTAGTCGTGGAACGGCGACAGATAGGTGGCGCGGATGACGTTGGCGGTCGTCATGATGTCCCGGCCGCGCGACACGTCGGAGAAACCGGTGATCGCATCCTCGTCGATGACGACGTCCGGCTCTTCCCACGTCCCGACATCGAGGGTCACGCCGCCATCCGGCGTCGGAACGATCCGCCCGTCGCAGCACTGCAGCATGCGGCCAAGCACGTCGGCTGGGCGCTCGTCGAAGGTGTAGGTTCCCCAGAGGCGATATCGGTCCTCGGTCCCGCCGGCCTTCTTGGTGACGGCCTCCGCGCATCGCTGCGCCGCGGCCAGCCAGCCGGCCGCCGCCTGCGTCGTGGCCACCAGGGAGGACGGCAGCCGCATGCCATCGGAGTGGATCAGGTAATCGCGAATCACCGCGGCAGCGTTGTCCGTCCACTGCGTGGTGCCGGTCAGCGGATTGTAGACACGCGAGCCGCGAGCCACCACGCGATAGAGCGTGTTCGCGCCGTTCGGGAACTTCTTCGCGAAGTCCTCCGCGCCGACCGAACCCTGGTAGGCATAGAGCGACGCCACCCCGTCGCCGCGGTGATCCGGGTCCCACTCCGGGAATACCGCCTCGAGTTCAGCATAGTGGGTTTCGGTCGGCAGCCCGAGGCGGGTCAGGATGCGGTCGCCCTGCCCGACAACGTCCCCGTCTTCCTCGAGCTCGAGGATCTTGTCGTCGCGCCAGACTTCCTCGATCGCGTCGAGCCGACCCGTGCCGAGGGCGATGACCTTGTGCAGCGAGCCACCCTTGCATTCGGCGAACACCCAGGGTCCAGTCGTCTTGACGCGGCCATAGTGCCTTTGCCGCGGCGCTGTCGGGTTCTTGACACTGACCTGCACGTCTTCCGGCTTGGGCTGTTGCGGCCGGAAAAGCTGCGACGACAGGAACGTCAGGCCGACGCTCACCACGGTGCCAATGATGCCGGAATAGGCGCTGAAGACGGATACCAGACCGGTCGTGAGCGCGCCGGCCTGCGCGGAGATGGCAAGGAAGGTAATCCCTTCAATCACGCCCGGCATTCGGAATGCTCCATGCTTTCCAGGCGTGCGCGAGCGGAAGGCCGACAAGGCCTGACTCGTCGCGGCTCACCCATTGCTTCCCGGCGTGGATGGACACGCAAAGCAGGGGGCCGCGGAACACCAGCCCGACGTCGCCGGCGAGCGGCTCCTTCGTCTTCTTGAACCCGGCCGCGCGCATCACACGGTTCACCGCGACGGCAATGCCACCGGGTTCCGCGAGCCAGCGCGCCACATCGTCATCGGTATCGAAGTCGCGCCCGAAACGCGCGAGCGCAGAGAACCCGCAGCGCTCGACGAGCCACCTGTCGACCATGCGGCAGCACGCACCAGGATAGGGCGGGAGGCTGGCCTCCCGCTGGACGAACTCCTCGATCGTCATGGGTTTCCGTCAGAAGTCCGGGTAACGCAGCGTCTTCGACACCAGGCTCGCGACGAAGCCGAAGAACTTGTCGCCGGGGCTTCGCGCCTGCTGGTCGCGGTCGGTGTTGCGTCCGTGGGGGGGCCGCGAGCGACCGAAGAAAACGTCCTCGGCCGCAATCACGATGCTCTGGACGGCGCCCTCGACCCCGTGGATCTCGGTGCGGCTCACGTTCGGAGGCTGCATGAACCCGCGAAACAGCGGGACGGGTAAGCCGATCGGTTGCCAGTCCTCGTCGAACAGCTGCAGGCTGATCGTGACCATCCGCTGGTCCACCTCGGCCGTATCGGTCAGCGCCGCCGCGAGAAAGTCGGGGTCGCCGTTGGGAAGACCGTTCAACGAGAGCGTCACGGTGCGCGACGTCGTACCTCCCGACAGCCCCAGGCCTTCGATTTCGCCGAGGCCGAACATCGGCTTGTAGGTCTTGCCGCCGACCGTGAACGGCGTGTTGCCGTTCCACACATATTCGGCGCCGGACAGAAAATCGAACGCCACGAGAAAGTTGCAGCGCACAACGCTGGCGGCCAGCAGTTCGAGCTGGTCGGCCGTGAAGTAATCCCACATCACAGATCCTCGACGAAGTTGACCGTCGGGCTGCCGAATCGCCGCATCTGCAGTTCCAGGTCCATCTCGCTGTCGCTTGCGAGACGAAACCTCCCGACCGGGTTGTCGAACTCCAGCCGGTCGCCATCCGACACTGCCTCGCGCAACAGCGGTCGAAACGTCAGGATGCGCGTCGACGTGTCGTAGGTGCGCACACGGTACAGGCGCTCGCCGATCGAGAAGTGCTGGCCCGACTGGATGAGGCCGGCACGGTTGACGTTGATGCGGAACTGCCCGTTCCGCACGGGCGCATTCTGGTCGGCGGTCACATCGATGACAGTGCCTTCATGACCGGTTCCATCGCTGAACAGCGTCCCGTCGCTGTGCGGGACTTCACTGTAGTCGGCGCCGGTCGGCCATGGCTGGTCACCCCGGCACACCGGGATGAGGATGGGGGTCAGCCTTCCCTCGAGCAGCGCGGCCAGGCCCCGGAACGCCAGCCTGTCCTCGCGGCTGCGAATGACGATGTTGCCGAGCGTCGCCTTCCAGATGCCCGCGTCCGAAGCAACCACCTGGCTGGCGCCGGATATCGACGCCGAGCCAGCAAGGGAGCGCGGCGCCAGGTCGAGGCTGAAGTTTTGCGCTCGCAGCCTGTGGATGGGCCATATCAATGTCATCACGCTTCCCTCGGGCTACATCTGCCGGTTTTGCGCCCGCACCATTCGGCTTCCAAATGTGCCGTTCAGCTGCTTGTCGTACTCGCCGATCCCCGCCCGCGTGACCTTGACGGCTTCGCCCCTCGCCGCCGCCTGGACGGTCGGGCGGAACATTTCTCCCTCCTCGGCGCGGACGATGAGCTCGATCTGCTGCGTTCCGGACGCCCGTGCGCCCGGCTGGGTTTTTGGCAGGACGATCTCGCCGCGCTGCAGGATCGCCGGCACCTCGCCGGCCCTCAGGCCAGCGATGCCGCCGGAGTGATAACGACGCGCTCCGGCAAAGACAGACGGCGACACCAGACGGCCGTGGCCGTAGCCGTCCCTTCCGGCCACGCCGCCGCTGTGCAGGATTCCCGGGATGATGGCCCCGCCGAGAAGGCCAGCAAACCCGCCGAGCCCGCCTCCTCCACCCAGCAGTCCCTGCCCGGCCTGCCGCATCGCCAGGAACTGCTGGACGATCTGGATGGCGATCTGCAGCAATTCGCGCCCTTCGATCTTGCCGTCCGCGAGCGCATTCGCCAGCCCGTTCAGGGCGGTCGTGGCGACCTGTCCGAACGCATCGAAGGCCTGCGTCTGCGCCTGGATCGGCGAGGTGTCGGCGACCGAGGTTCGCAGCCCTTCCCATTTGTCCGCGAGATGCGTGACCGACTCGCTGGCCTTGTCAATTTCGATGTGCCAGGGCTCGTGTCCCATCCGGAAATTCAGGCCATAGATCGGCGCGTTCTGGTGCGCCCACTGACGGGCTGCGTCGTTGGCGAAGCGGAGGTCTGCCGCGTTGCCCATGTTGTGCTGCGACCGTCCGGGCGGCGCCACCCACTTCCGCGCCTCCTCGATCGATCCGTACTTGGCGACGGCCTCTTGAAAGAGTTGTGCCTGCCGCTCAAAGGAACGGGCGCCGCTGTAGATCGAGATACCACCGCCGGGCGCGGCGTTCAGGAAGGCGGCAAGGCGCTCGGCGAAGTCGTTCGAGAGGTTGTCGACGTGGCTGGTCGACTGACCGGCGACGAGATAGCGCCGCAGCGCCTGCTGGAAGGCTCCTGCATATTCCCGGCCAGCCTTCGCGCCGGCCTTGGAGGCGGCGCTGCTCGCGCCCGCCGTCCCGCCATCGACGGGATAGTCGCTGAGCGAGATCGGATTGGCGACCGTGCGACCGCCGGATGCCCCCGCCCGCCCGGACCCGCTGTGGAGGAGATCCTTGTCCTTGGCGTTGCGCAGGTCCTGCTGGAGCTCGGCGATTTCCCGCTGCAAGTCCCGCACCTTGGCGCGAACGCCGGCGTCCTCGTACTTCCGCAGCCCTTCCTCGAGTCGGGCGAGCTCCGCCTGCTTGGCCGCGATCTGCGCCGACAGCCCCGTCGGCTCGGACGCCGACCCGCCGCTCAACAGCCCGGACAGCCCGCCCAGGGTCGCCGGGTCTGAAATGATGCCGAAGGCGCGTGACAGAGGCTCGACCTGCTGCAGCAGCGAGTTCAGCTGCTCGAGCTTGCCGATGAAGGTGCCGACCGGCCCGTTGGCCGCCGCCTCGAAGACGCGTCCCAGCCCTTCGATGATCCCAGCCAGCTTTTCCAGTCCGGCCCCGACCCGGCCGCTCGCGCCCGTGGCGTCGTCCATGCGGCCGGCCACGTCGATCAGGACGTTCTGCAGCCGCGTGAACTGCTGCGACACCGTCGTCTCGGCGCTCTTGACCTTTTCCTCAAGCGTCTCGGCGCCGGCCTCGAAGGCGCGGAAGAAGGCCTCGGAGGACACCTTCCCGTCGAGCACCAACTTGCGCAGCTCGGCGACGGATCCACCCGCGTCCTTCAGCCCGGCCGCGACGGCCTGCAGGATCGGCCGCGCGCCTTCGTTGATCGAATTGAACTCCTCGGCGCGCACCGTGCCGGCGCCGAGCGCCTGGCCAAGCTGCAGCAGCGCGCCGGACGCCTCCTGCGCGCTCGTGCCGGCCACACGCAGGGCCACGCCGATCTTGTCGGTGAAGTTGATGATCTGCTCCTGCGACACCCCCAGGCTGTCCTGCGCCTGGGCGATGCGCGAATAGAGCGTCGCCATCGTCTCCAGCGGCACGGCGTTCTTCTGCGCCGACTGGAACAGCCGCTCGTAAACCTTCGACAGGTTCTCGCCCTCGAGGCCGGCGACCTTCAGCGCGTTCTGGATCCGGGTGGCGGCGTCGACATAGCGCTGCACGCTCTGCACCGAGAAGCCCGCCAGCAGCGCGCCGCCGATGCCGCGCGCGAACCCCGCCCCGAAATTCGAGATGCTCTGGTTGACGCGCGCGAAGGAACTCCGGACGGACGCCTCAACCTGCTGTCCCATCCGCTGAAACCGCTGCTCGACGACGCGCGTCGAGTTCGCGGTGTCCCGCTCCATCCGCTGCAGCGCGCGCTGCATCTGGCGCACGTCGGCGGAGATCGATAGGATCAGGCTCTCGGTGTCGTTAGCCATGCGCGGGGGACCCGATTGGAAGTGTTTCTCTTCTGGGTGGGGCTCTCGATCGTCGTGGCGGTCGCCGCGAAGAACCGCGGTCGCTCTACGGTGGCCTGGCTCCTTCTGGCCCTGGTGATCTCGCCCCTGCTCGCCGGCCTGTTGCTGCTGGCGCTACCGAAGGCAGGAACGACGAGACCCACCTACTACGACCCGCAAGCGGGCACGCTGGCGACGCCGCCGGAAGGCGCGACGAAGATCTGCCCGGACTGCGCGGAGACGGTGAAGGCCGAGGCGCGGATCTGCCGCTTCTGCCGCCATGAATTCAATGGCGGCTCTTCGCTTGGACCAGCTCCCAGAGCGCGTCTTCCTCTTGCTTTGACAAGCCGGAGTCGTCCGGACTGTTAGCCTTGCGCCAGCCATCGAGCGCCGCGAAATACTGCCACATCGACATCGCGCGGACTTCCTGCGGCGAATATCCCATCACCGTGCCCGTTCCGTAGATGGCGGCAAACCTCAACTTCCCGTTGGGGAGATCGTCGATCCGCTCTCCGCTGGATTTGCCGCCTCCGGTTCCCCCACGGGTTCCTCCGGAGCTCCGAATGTCCCGACCCGCATGATGCGCTGCGCCGCCTCGAGATTGTCGGCAGGCGGGAAGCCTTCGACGTAGAGCCGGATCTGCCGGGCGGCGTCCGCCGGCTTCATGCCGCCGCCGATCAGCCCCCAGCGGATCACCTCGCGGATGTCCTGCAC